TACAGAATTTTTTTTATCTACGACGGTGATGGCGTCGTTTATGTTTTCGTGTGTTTCTTGTGTTTCGTCTTTTTACGCGATGGACACGTTTTCTTGATTTGCGCGATTTTTTAGATTTATTTGTTCGGCGACGTTTCTTATTTGTTTTGCGTTTTTTATATCCACCTTTTTTAAGATTTGCTAACCTCTCTTCAAGTGTTAATTCTCTTTCATCTCCATCTCCGCCTCCACTTCCATCTCCACTTTTAATTTGAGCAAGTTTGGCTTGTAGTTCTTTTGCCTTATCATCGCACGTTATTTGTTCACTTTTAATCCAGTTAAAAGTGTTTATTAAATGTAATACATTTTTTATTCTGTGACCATACTGTTCTATTTTTTTAGATTTTATAGGAGTTATTTTAAATTTACCAGGACTTACATTGCCTATAATGGTACCAGTTATGCTATCTTTGGGGGATGATTCATATGACATCTTTGTAAGATTACATATGGGTATTTGCACCCAGCCTCCGTAATCTAATCGTATAAATATTATAAAACTTTTATCAGGTTTGCCTTTTGTGATATGAACCTTGATTTCTGCTGTGTGCTCTCCACCAAAACCAACTGTTTTCCATTCTGGAAGAGTAACAGTAGCAAAATTAATAGTTGTTTGTTCCACGCCAGCTGCTGCCATTATATAATATATGTGTATATTATATATTTTTCAATGAATAAAGAAATTTTTGTAAATTGTCCTCATTGCAACAATCCAATATTAATTCTTCAAAAAGATATAAATTGCGCTATATTTCGCCATGGGATATATAAAACATCCGGACAACAAATAAATCCACACGAAAAAAAAGAAATCTGTGATAGGTTAAAGAGAGAAGAATTGATATATGGTTGTGGAAAACCATTTCGCCTAGTTCTAAAAAATAATACTTACGAAACAATTATATGCGATTATATTTGAGGTAATATATCAAGAAATTCTCTCTGTAATTCATTTGGAATTTCCCTAAAATCTATCAAAAGTTTGTTTAAATTATATTTTTTTCGTATTTCTACATCAGTTGAAAGTTTGTTTTGTAATAACGAGGGATTTTCAATATATTTACTCGCGGTTTTGGGACCGCATTTTTTCAATATTGCTGGTATATTATCCGATTTATCACCCATAATAATTTTACATAGCAAATCCTTTTCACAACAACCAAACGAATTTTTTGCGGTATTAACTGATTTATATTTACAATTCATAACACGCACATTCGGTTGTATCAATTGTAAATAATCTGTATCGCTTGTAATAATAGTAATATGTGTATCATTGTTAAGATCTGTAGGTTGCTTATTAAGTAAGTATTTTGTCGTTAAAGCTATACAATCATCGGCTTCTAATTGCGGATGTTTAACGCAATAATGACACCCTGCCTGTGTAAATAACTCTTCTTCATATACTATTTTGAAGAATTCACCTGGGTGTATATCGTCAGTATCAGTATAAGAAACTCTTGTTTGTTTATATTCTGGATAAATTTTCCGTCTCCATATATTCTCTCTTTTACAATCTTTTCCAACTATTATAATTGGATTATCAATATCTAATTTTTTGGGAATCTCTTGTATTTTTTTGATTACTATAGAACGGAATTTATCTACAAATTCGGTATTTTCGTGTGCCTTACCAATAGGTTCATCTTTATGACTTAATTTCCACCAGTTAAGAAGTGCAAAGAACCGATAGAATATAAAATAACTTCCGTCGATTAGTATATAGTTCATTATTATGTATTAGATGTTTGTATCTAATATATTTTGAAGGAGAGAAGGTCAATTTTATGAGTAAATAAATATTTGATCATAAAATATAATAAATACTTTGTATATAATTATATTACAAATGAATAATATAATACCACATAGTAAAATTTATACAAAAAAAGGTGATAAGGGTATGACATCATTATATAATGGTCGTAGAGAGAAGAAAAACAGCTGCGTGTTTATGGGGTGTGGAGAGGTAGATGAATTAAATAGTTCGATTGGATTAGCAATTGAATATTGTAAGCGTGATAAAATACCACAAGAAATACTTAATATTTTATATGAAATTCAGGTATATTTATTTGATGTTGGGGCGGTTATTGCAACCCCTATAACAAGTTCATCCAAATCTCATTTAGAACGAGTAAAATTTGATGTTAATATAATATCTAAAATAGAAAAATATATAGATACGTATGATGCTAAATTAAAACCATTGCAACATTTTATATTACCTTCTGGAGGATTAGTAGGAGCGCAATTACATATATGTCGAACGATTTGTAGAAAAGCAGAACGATTGTTAATTGTATTATTAGATTCTGGAAATTTACCTTCTTGTATAATACAATTTATGAATAGATTGAGCGATTTATTATTTGTTTTGGCTCGTTATACAGCAATGATTAGAGGTCACGAGGAGAGAATTTATAGTAAAATATATGTGTAACAAAAATTTTTTAACAAACTTTATACTCTTGTACTAATGCTAATACTTCTGGATCTTTTTTAATAGTTAATAGTTTTTCTAAAATAGTTACTCCTAGTGCTATGTTTGATCCTGTACCTGTATCTATTAATGTTATAGCATCATTATATTGTTGATCGTAACTGCGTTGTGTAGGTGAACATGTAGTAGTAGTATTTTTTAATTTTAAATATTGTATATAATTTACATAGGTATTACGTTTGCTCATATTTATAATATAAATATATAATATTTTGTTTTCAAAATGGGTATATGAAATATAATTATAATGCACAAACAGGTGCTAAAAAATTGCTTATACAATTTTCTAAATCATATGTATTATGTATTATGCTATTAACGTCTGTAATAGTAACATTATATGAATGGAGATATACTATGGTTTTATACAAAACTACATATGTTAGACTATTAAAAACTGTATTTATAATACAACTAAGTGTAATCATTATAATACAAATTTTAAATATAATAAGTTGCTTATTATTAGACGAATGGTGTGTTTCATCTACTAATAATTCTGCATTTAACATCATATAATATATTTTATGAATGTGATTTTAGATGATTATATTTAATATATATATATATATATTAAAATGAGTAAAGTTATTTTACATCATCCTAATCTTCCAAATGCAGGAATATTTTTAAAAGCATTGAATGACCAAACTATTTCATTAAGTTGTGCTCAAAATACAACACACGATGACGTATTAAATGTAATTGGAATAATAGGATCATCTAATTTAACCCATTTAGCATTTGTTTATCATTATCCAGGTTATAATGAAGTCCCTTTTTTTCCTGATGATTATTCATTAATTGATGATGAACCTTACACGCAAAAATATATTTTTTTTCCTGATAATTTAGTTGAATTATTTAAAAAAATTAATGAATTAACGAATGAACCATTGATTGTTGATTTATTAACTTGTTCCTTGAATAATCCTGAATTTAAAACTTGTGTTGAACAAGTTGAAAACGACTTGGGAATTAATATTCGTTATTCACTTGATCAAACAGGAAATGAACCCGAAGGAAATTGGGTACTTGAAAGTGATGGAACTGATGTAAAAGATGTATATTTTACAGATAAAATAAATGATTGGAATGATACTTTATCTAATATTATTGATTTTATAAATGAAGATGGAAATGTTCCTGCTGATGGAACATTATTAGATTCTTTTAAAATGTATACTTCTTATGTGGATTTTACTAATGATACAAATTCGATTACACCTATAAGGGTTACATATAATAGTAATGGTGGTAAAACATATACACTAGAATTTACTAATACCATTGATACTGATATACTTACTTGGGGATGGGTGAGATTGCGAAAAGATGGTATTAATAATGTAACAACTGCTCCTAGTGACTCACAACAATATAATTTTGTGTTAGGTGCAAATGATATATTTGATGGAAATTCAAAAACAATAAGATATAGAAGGGGTGATAACATTGGATGGACTATAGAATCTCCTTATACAGGATGGGACGCGACTTCTGGAGCAGGGGAAACCGGGAATTATAGTACAAGAATATATGTATGGGGATTATTTACATTTCCTAATACTGGAATAAATGCTTCTAATCGTGCAATTGTTAAAAATTTATCTGTTGATCACGGGCGAGGTATACATAATGGCGCAGGAGGGTTAGTACAAAAACGACAAGATTTTTTTGAATTATATAATTGTTCTTCTAGTTGTAATTTTGTAAATTCAAATGGTGGAGGATTGGCAGGAGAGTGGTGTGGAAGAGCTGCCAATGGTAATGGAGCATCAGGAATCGCTGGAGATATATTAATTAATAAATGTACTTACTCTGGAGTAATGAATAAAGCTTCTTGTGGAGGATTTTTGGGTAAAGGAGCAGGAGGGTATGCAAGTAATTCTAAAATATTAGTTATAAATTCATCTTTTGAAGGAAGAATGGGAAATATATCATATGGGGGAGCAATATTTGGAACTCATCTAATGAGCGGTGAAGCTCCCACATATATTAATCGATTATGTGTAATATCCAATTGTAATATTAAATTTATTCATAATAACGCTAATATCGCTTCAAGATTTAATGGTTTAATTGGTGAATATGCTGGCAATAGTGCTGCAATTGTAATTACTAATATTGCTTTTGAAATGGAATGGACTTACCAAATGAGTGGTTCTTTTAGTGCTTCTGCATTACGAAATATAATAATTTCTAATAGTTATTCTAATTTAATAACTTCTGATACTACTAATCGTAATGAAGATATTCCATTATTTGCTGCTAATTCTGTATCAAACTCTGCATATATATTAAATACATATTCAAATCAACTTAGTGAGCAGAATAATGGTGGATTAAATGCTGATGGAACTAAAAAAGTTTGTGGAGATTATGATATATTGGATACTAATCTTAATAAATCAACTATGTTAAATTCTTATGAATCCATAAATAATTTTACTATGTCTGGGTCTGGATATACTTGGAATATAACAAGTTCTTCATCCGCATTTACAAGTGACTCTCCTAATTTTCCAACAGTTGATCTAAACGCAATTATTACAGCATCATTAGTAAATACAACCGTTTCGGTAAATATTATTCCGGGAACAGGTGGTGGAGGTGAAGGTGACGACAATAATCCTCCAGTTGCACATGATATCGATATATCTGGTAACGAAGATGTACCAATAACAATAGATTTATCATGGTCTGACGTGGAAATAATAGATGTGAAAGATTTGTCTTTTGTAATATTTACCGACCTTCCTGCAAATACTGGTACATTAACAGAACCGAGTGGAAACCAAGTAACATACACACCAAATGCAGAATTCACTGGTGACGCAAGTTTTTCATATTATATGTTTGAAACAGAAAACGTTGATATATCATCAAATATAGCAACAGTAAACATACAGGTGCTTCAAGTGAATAATCCTCCAGTTGCACATGATATCGATGTCTCTGGTATCGAAGATGTACCAATAATAATAGATTTATCATGGTCTGACGTGGAAATAATAGATGTGAATGATTTGTCTTTTGTAATAGTTTCTAATAGTGGACCTTCGTATGGAACCCTACAAGGACTGAGTGGAAACCAAGTAACATACATACCAGCACAAGATTTCAATGGTGACGTAAGTTTTTCATATTATATGTTTGAAACAGAAAACGATGACATATCATCAAATATAGCAACAGTAAACATACAGGTGCTTTCAGTGAATGATTCTCCAGTTGCACATGACATCAGTGTATCTGGTAACGAAGATGTACCAATAACAATAGATTTATCATGGTCTGACGTGGAAATAATAGATGTGAAAGATTTGTCTTTTGTAATATTTACCGACCTTCCTGCAAATACTGGTACATTAACAGAACCGAGTGGAAACCAAGTAACATACATACCAGCACAAGATTTCAATGGTGACGTAAGTTTTTCATATTATATGTTTGAAACAGAAAACGTTGATATATCATCAAATATAGCAACAGTAAACATACATGTGCTTTATACAGAAGAAACCGAAGCAATTAATGCTGGTGTACCGGTAGATTATGTTACAACTATAACCGCTACTAGTATTGCATCAGATGGCGAGACAATTGCCATTCCTGCAACAAGTATTAGTTCCGGATCTGCGGGTCCTAATAGAAGATTAAGACGTGTTGCTGTAACAAAACTTTTATTTGCAGCAAATCCGTTAATTGCAAAATTTATATTACCACGAACAAGTTTAGCGTTAAGTGAATCATATTCTCAAAAACCAAAGGTAAAAGTATTTAAACCCAATGAAACAATAGTCATTGGTACTGATATGGATGTATATACATCATGGTATTGTCCTTTTGGACATGGGGAACATGTGAATATTATCCCAACAACAGGAGACGAATTTATAATTTCAAAATCAAATCTTGTATATACTATTGCTGGAACAACCCTATCTGTAACAGAAGTTGTATCCTCAGAATTAGGTGTAGTCAATGGTAGTCTTACAGGTTTTGTAGATGGTGATACTTGTACTGTAAATGGGGAACCAGTAGTATTTGGTAGTGTAGCTAGTGGCATAAGTGGATCTGTAACAGCATATAATATATCAACCACATGTGTATATGATAGTTCAATAAATGGAATAGACTTTAGTTTTAGTTCGATGAATGATATAATTTCTGTTGATATTAGTGGTTCAGCCATATTTGGAACAGCCAGTATAAATTATGATTCTGATTTTTCTTTTAACTATATACGAGATCCGGATAGTGGATTAGCTCAAGATACATTTACATATTACGGAATTGATGTAAGTGATAATATTACAAATACTGCCGATGTTACAATAGATATATCAATGATTAATTATAAACCAGATGTTTTAACCCTTATTGATATAATTGATGTAACCGAAACAACAAATATATTGTTAGTTAAAACAGATGACGATGATATTAGTGGCAATGAACGACCTACATACTTAATATATAGATTAATAGATCCCTCAGGATCCATAGATGTTATATCGTATGATGGTTCATATGGATCAGTTTCTATTACAGATATGTTATTTAGTAATTCATCAGATCAACAACAACAAATAACATATACTTCAACAAGTGTTGGAGAAGAAGTTATAAAATTACATATATGGAGATTAGAAGGTGCAATTGATACTAGTGGAGCATCAGTCGCAGCAAATTGTGACATATCATCTTCTATTCTAACTATTACAATAAATTTAGAAGACGTTCCTCGGGTGAAATTTCAATATGAAGATTATGCTGATTATCAACTAAGAGGATTATCAGATAAACGGTATAAATTGGCATTTGATAAATATTATGAATATATAAATTCTTCTGGTACACCAGAACAACAAGCTACAATAATGCTGGATGGTTTATATGCTGCACAAGGATCATTAAAATCATATAAATACAACCAACTAGCTAAAAAAATATTTCAATTATTGGTTATTAAAGCTATTCCCATACGAGACAATTTATCCGCGTTAGATGAGTTCTTAAAAAGTTTATAATTCGCAAATACAATATTATATATGTCTCTCCCTATGCGGATAATATGTTGATAATTTCAATATATTATTCATTATGCTGTTCATTATGCTGTTCATTATGCTATTTTTATGTGTAATAGAAATCTTATAATTTAATATTTGTAGTATCATCGTTTTGTTGTAATTCTTTTTCCTTTTTTTCACTTTGTTCTTTATCAAATGCTTTTGTTCTAATATTATCACCTTCAAATAATTCCTTTCGTATATTCGCACCATCTACCACTTCTTTTGATGCTAATGTTGTTTCTATGGTACTCATATTAGCAACACCAATCAAATCTCCATCTGGAGTAATATTTTGTGTTAATTTATTGCCACTTTCTTTAGCAAGTTTTATATTTTCTGCAATTGCTGCTCGTTTTTTTTCTTTGACACGTTCTTCAAATTCTTGTTTTGCCTTATCTTCATTTTTGATTTTTTCACTCATTAATTTATTAAGTTCTTCTTCTAAATACTCTACTCGTCCTGTTTTATATGCTTTAGGTTCCCACGGTATCCATGTTCCTACTGGACCAACATATATATCATGATTAGGGTCTACTTCACGAAGCATTTTACAGCGTAATTCTGCTTCTTCTTGAGTTGGAAAATTCCCACGAATTTTCAAACCTCTGGTATTTGTTTTAAAATTGTAGATTTCACTAAATTCTTTTTCTAATGTATCTTCTTGCTCATCTAAAAAATTTTTATAGTCATCTTCTATTGTTGTATCTATGAGATTATCTTTTTCACTTTTAGAAAATTCTTGAAAATCACTAGATACTTTATCAAAATCTAAATTATATTTATAACTTACAAAATTTAAAAATTGCATAAATTTTTTCATAGATTTTTCAAAATCAAAATGCTTTAGGAAATGTTCAAACATAAATAGCTCTTTTTTTTTTAAAATATTTCCTGGAGATATAAATGAAATACAGGCAAATTTTTGTCCAGCAATAGCTTTATCTTCTTCTAATAAATCTACATATTTAGAGTTAATTGATCCATCTGAATTTAATTTTCTATCAAAATTTACAGATTCGGTAGTCATTATATGTATGTATGTATAGTTTATTTTAAGTATTTTAACGAACCATATATATTTTTTTCTAATGTTAAAGTATATAATGTTTGGTAAATTAGGTCAATTCTTAGACTTGGGTGAATTAGTTCGCCGTGCTGTAAAATACTTAGTTGAAGGTTTAATGGTTGCTCTTGCTGCCTACGCCATCCCTAAACGTTCTTTAAATTTAGATGAAGTTGCTCTTATTGCATTAACTGCTGCTGCTACATTCTCCATTCTTGATACTTACTTACCCTCCATGGGTGTTAGCGCACGATCTGGTGCTGGTTTCGGTATTGGTGCTAACCTTGTAGGATTTCCCCGCATGTAAATTAATCAATAAATAATTTTAATCAATATAATTTCAATCAATAAATAATATTTTATAAATTATTTATTGAAATATTTTATTTTTACCACAATATATAATAATGGAATTAAATTCTTTAAAACGAATTACATGGAGTGAACAATTAGAAGCATATTTCAAAACAACTGGTGAAAAAGCATATGGATATGGATTACTACATAAACAATGTGAAAAATTATATACATTTCGTACAACTATAATAGATTTACCTGTAATTATATTATCTACTATATGCGGAACTTTATCAATAGGTAATGCGTCTTTATTTGGAACAGAAAATGAAAAAGTAGCCAGTATGGCTATTGGTGGGTTATCATTATGTGTGGGGGTTATTAATACTATAGGTTCATATTTTAGTTGGGCTAAAAGAGCAGAAGCACATAAAATTTCCTCTATTGAATATCAAAAATTATTTAGATTTTTATCTGTTGAACTAACGTTACCAAGAGATGAAAGGATGGCTTGTAAAGATTTATTGAAAACAGTAAGAGAAACATATGAACGTCTACAAGAAATCGCACCATTAATTCCTCAAAAAGTATTAATTGAATTTAGAAAAAAATACAAAAAATATTCTAATATTGCAAAACCAAGTGAAATAAATGGTTTAGAAAGCATTATGATACATCCATTATTTGATGGTATTAATAATGAACTTAATAAACTTAATAAACATAACAAAAATGATTTGAAATATAATAGTCTTACTACACACTCTACTCTTAACACTTCTCATGATGTTATTACGCCTCCTAATACGTTTACGCCTCCTAATACATCTCTAAAAATCTCTATACCTCCTGATACTTATACACCTCCTAATACATATCTTAATACATCTCCTAATACATATCTAGGTGTTACTACCCCTCCTACAAAAAAAACAAACCAAGTTGTTGCAGATATATTAAAAAAAACTATTGATAATGTCGTATTAGAAATAGTTCCAAGTTCAAATAAACCAGATAATACACCATCTACACCTTCTACACCTTCTAAATCCTAATAATCTACGGAGTAGGTATAAATTCCCAATTTAATTCGGCACATATTTTTTTCCAAATTTCATCTTGCTCCATACGTTTAATTGGATCTTTTAACATATAAAAATGTTTGAGATACTGGTCTTTACCAAGTAATTCACACATTTTAAATAACACATAATAATAATTTAAAAAATTAACGCGTTGATTTGGGCAATATTTGGCATAAGGTTTTTGAATTTCCAGAAATAAATTACATAATGTTGTTTCCAATTCAACATTCATTGTTGGCGGTTTAATTCCAAGTTTATCTTTAATAAAAGGAATGTGTTCATAATATTTATTATATCCTAAATTCTTCAATATATGTTTTGTTTTATCATTTGTTAATTGATCTAACGTAATTCTTTCTTTTTTTATTTGTTTTTTTATATTTTCTATTATTGCTTCATCAATTAAAGTAGACTCTTTTGCTTGAAATTGTGCCAAAATTTCTCTAAAATGATTAATGCGTTTATATGCATAAAAACATATTTCTTTTGGTGGTTCTTTATACGAAGGTTTTTCATGTTCAACTAAAAATGATGTCTGAGTACTACATTTATTACATACTAATACCCCTTCATAATCTATTGGAATTAATTCACCTTCACATTTATGACAATAATCATGATTTTCTATATAATCATTTATATCTAGAAATTGTTCATCTACATTTACCAAGTATTTTTTTACATTGTTTATTTGTAAATCGCTATTTATATTTTTGTTTTTATTATTTTTAAAAAAATTATTTAGCAAGGTTTTTTTATTTGTATTCTTACTAATATTTTTTTTATTTTCAAAATATTCAAAAATATATTTTGAATTATTGAGAAAATATTTTTTTTTCCTCTTTCTTATTTTGCTTATTTGTTTCTTTAAATTTTTTATATTATCAATGAATTCTAATTTTTCATCGATAGATACATATTCTTCATTTTTGATTTTAGCTATTAATTTTTGCCTTTCTTGTTGTAGTGTAGGAATTGTTTTAATATTATTATTAAATGTATTTAACAATTCATGATGCTTACTATCAACAGTAATTGTTGATTTCTTATCAACAATTATTGTTTTTGTTGTTTTCGGTTTAAATTTAGGCATTATAATTACTATATAATATTATTTTTAATTTAAAAATAAGTAAAGTTCTTTTATTTATTATACATTTATTTATTAAATGAATATTGGGACAGATATTTCCAAAAATGATGCAATGAATATCTCAACACATTCCAATAAATATATAACTGATCACAACCTTATCATTAATTTTGAACATAAAGATATAAAAAAAATGATATTTATTTTTAATGCTTTAGAAAATGGTTGGATAATTAAAAAACAAAAGGATTGTTATATTTTTAAAAAAAAACACGAAGGTAAAAAAGAAATATTTAATGACAATTATTTATCTAGATTTGTGGAAGAAAGTTGTAACTTTAAAAAAAAATAAAACAATTTATCTAGCAATTTTTGATATAATAGTGTTTATATCAAAAATTTTTTTCTTTAGCAATATTATAATATGGCTGGTGGTTTAATGCAACTCGTCGCTTATGGCGCGCAAGATGTTTATCTTACAGGAAACCCTCAAATCACTTTCTGGAAAGTGACTTACCGCAGACACACTAACTTCGCAATGGAATCTATTGAACAAACCTTCAACGGACAAGCCGACTTCGGTCGCCGTGTTCAATGCACAATCTCCCGCAATGGTGATTTAGCATACCGCACATACCTTCAAGTAACACTTCCCGAAATTAACCAAGACGATGCCCTCTACGCACGCTGGTTAGACTTCCCCGGAGAACAAATGATCTCTATGGTAGAAGTAGAAATCGGGGGTCAACGCATTGACCGTCAATATGGTGACTGGATGCACATCTGGAACCAATTAACCATGACTTCCGAACAAGAAAGTGGTTACCACAAAATGGTTGGACAAACTACCCAATTAACTTACTTAACCGATCCTTCTTTCTCCGCCGTAGATGGACCTTGCGACGCCAACGCACCCGGTCAAGTATGCGAACCCCGTAATGCTTTACCCGAAACTACTTTATACGTAGCCCTCCAATTCTGGTTCTGCCGCAACCCTGGTTTAGCACTTCCCTTAATTGCTCTTCAATACCACGAAGTCAAGATTAACATTGACTTCCGTCCCCTTGATGAATGCTTATGGGCTGTATCCAGTTTAGAATGTGGCACTGTAGGCAACAGTGTAAAATCTACTGCTGCTTTCAACAAATCCCTTGTAGCCGCATCCTTATACGTCGATTACGTATTCCTTGATACTGATGAACGCAGACGTATGGCACAAAACCCCCACGAATACCTCATCGAACAACTCCAATTCACTGGTGATGAATCCGTCGGGAGCTCAAGCAACAAAGTAAAACTCAATTTCAACCACCCTTGCAAAGAATTAGTATGGGTTGTACAACCTGATAGATGGGTCGATTACTGCGCATCTTTCGAATGCAGTCAATTATTAAACAGAACCTTAGGTGCCCAACCTTTCAACTACACTGACGCAGTTGATGCCCTTCCCAACTCTATGGCTTCTTTCTCCAACCAAATTGGTGCTGCATCTGGTGCTTTCGTTGATGGTTCTGGTATCTTCCAAGATGCTGGTGCCGCTGACACCACATGGCAATCTGGATGGGGAGTAGAAGGAACTCCTGGTTCTTACTACCACCCCCACTTTAACACCACAGAAAACTCTGGTGTATCTGATGCCGGTGCTTTCGTATTAGCCGAAACCGCTTTATCTTTACACTGCTGGGGACAAAACCCCGTTGTAACTGGTAAATTACAACTTAACGGTCAAGATCGCTTCAGTGAACGCGAAGGCAGCTACTTCGATACCGTCCAACCCTTCCAACACCACACTCGCTCCCCCGACACTGGTATTAACGTATACTCCTTCGGACTCCGCCCTGAAGAACACCAACCCAGTGGAACATGCAACTTCTCCAGAATTGACAACGCCACCTTACAACTTGTCCTTTCTAACCGCACTGTTGATGGCACCGCCACCGCTAAAGTGCGTGTATACGCCACTAACTACAACGTCTTGCGTGTAATGAGTGGTATGGGAGGCTTGGCATACTCCAATTAAATAAGTTGAGTATAAAACATTATACATTTCACGTTATAGTTAAAATTGATATAAATACATTATAATATATTATAAAATATACATTATAATGACTACGCACAATAATAAATGTAAATGGTTAAATCAACAGGGCAATCCTTGTCCATGGAAATCATTACAAAATAAAAAATATTGTAAACGACATTCTATATATGAAGAATTATATGAACCAGAAGATATCCCAACACTAATAAAATGTTCTTCTTGTAAGAACTTGTTTAAATTGGAAGAAAACGTAACGTATAAAACTTGTATAAAATGCCGATCACGTAGCAAACCTTTGAAAAAACAATTTGGAACAAAATGTATATTTATTTCAAAATTAGGATCATCATGTAGAAATTATAAATTCAAACATGAGTATTGTAAAAAACATCAGTCATTTTATAAATGGAAAAATATGACAGACAACGGTAATAGAATATGCTCTAATTGGATTCGTGGATGTTTTGCAAAATTATTAAATGATGATATTTCAAAATGTAAAGAATGTAAACATAAACACAATGTTAATTCTAATAAACGATATAAACACAAACAAACTATTTGTAAGGCATTTAATACAACTAATGATCACGAAAGCAAATATATTTGCTTTAAATGCAAGACTATTGTTAATGATAAATCTAAATATTATAATAATAAATGTATCAAATGCTACAATCAATATCTACAAATAGAAGAAAATAGAAACAAACGAGATATATTTCAACAAATATTGAAAAACTACAAGGGTTCAGCAATTCGCAGAAATATAAAATGGAATTTATCTAATGAACAAGCCTTACATTTATATAAACAAAAATGTCATTATTGCGCATATAATTGTTCTGTTAATGGTATTGATCGTGTAAATTCTAATGATATATATGATATTGACAATTGTGTATCTTGTTGTAAACGTTGTAATATTATGAAAAACGTTTATTCAATTGAGGAATTTTCGCAAATAATTATTTATTTAACATACAAAATGGGGTTACATACTAAATGGAATTTAATTGATAATAATTATGTGCGCAATTTTAAATCAAAAAAATCGGTTGTTCCATTACAAACATACATAAAAAATTATTCACATAAAAGAAATATTGAATTTAATTTGCAAGAAAATGAATATAATGATCTTCTAAAAATGCCTTGTTATTATTGTAAAAATTTTATCGAAAAAGGTTGTAATGGAATAGATAGAATTCATAGTTATATTGGATATACAACAGATAATTGTGTTCCATGCTGTACAACGTGTAATATGTTAAAAGGTGATATGAATCTTAACATATTCAAAACCCATATTCTTAATATATTTACATATTTCATTTTACATAAAGAAATTATTTATACTACGAATAAATATAAAATACTGAAGCTATTAGTGCAAAATAAATATAAAATAAATGAGTTACGCAACTTGAAATTGGTAAAAACACCCGCGTATTACTATAATTTGATATTTGATGGAAATACCACAGATATCAATAATATGAAATTATCGCTTGAATTTGTAACGAGAAATGATAAATTAAAATTTAATATCTGGAATTTCGTTCGTAGATATATCTCTAGTTTTAGAGTTCAAGATAAATCTAAATTAGTTGGACGACAAATATATATATTAGTAAAGGATACTATTACAAATACGTATTTAGGTATATTATCGCTATCTAGTGATTATAAAAATATTAGCAGTCGTGATAATTATATTGGTTGGACGGCAGAAAATAGGTTTAATAAAAAAAGATTAAATAACATTCTCAATATTTCTACTTGTGTTTCTACTCAACCATTTGGATTTAATTTTAATGGTGGAAAGTTATTGACATCTTTATGTTTTACCAAAGAAGTATTGTCATATATTCACAATAAATATAATTGTTATATTCAGGGATACACTACTATGTCATTATATGGAAAATCTATACAATATTCGCGATTACCATATATTAAATATGTAGGTATGACAAATGGAAATAGTGTATATAATATTAGTAGCGATGTTGTGAAATTATGTAAAGAAACATTAACAAATGATTTTAATATTGGTAATGTAGAAACATATTCCAAGTTTGAAATAATTATGAATTGTTTTTCAAAATTAAATATTTCAAAAGAGGACTATTGTAAAAGTAATAAAAAAGGAGTATATTTCGGATTTACGCATAAAAATAGTAGGTCATTTCTTAATTGCACTACTGATACCGAACCAAATCCAATTACTGCGGCACCTACTATTGATGATATATATTTATGGTGGAAAAAACGGTGGGCGCATCAACGATATGAACATTTACAAAAAACACAGCGGCTAAAACATAAAAATGATATTATATCTAAAATATCGTCTGTTATTGGAAATGTTTAGTCTACATTACACGTATGATACAACTAAATTAAAATAATTATATAACATATAGCATAATGAATAATATTCAAAAAAGATTTGTATTATTTTTATTTGGATGTATTACGACGCGATTATTATTTGCGTTCGTATCTAAATATATACCTATTACATATTTGCCGTGGTTAGGTGCTATTGCTCTAATGCCTATGTTTGGATGGTTATATATATATTTCATTGGAAAACGAAATACTGGTGCAGAAGTATTTGGAGATAAGATATGGTGGAACAATTTGAGAATAATACACGCATTATTATATGGTATATTCGCTTTTTATGCGTTCAATAAGAAACGTGTCGCGTGGATAGCTTTATTAGCTGATGTTATTATTGGTTTAATTTCCTTTTTATTATATCATTATACATCCGGCAATTTCGCAAAATTAGTACAGTAATAAATATATTTCATAATATTAGATATTAGTTAAATATATATTTCATAGTATTAGTTAAATATATATTTAGTGTAATTGTTTATTTGTCTTCCTTTTCTACGACATTGTTAATGCGTCCCAACATTTTCAAACTATTTGAGTCCATTACAGCAATCCGTCCAAGTCCAGGACAGTCGGCATATGTAGATAGAGCCATTGGGTATGTTGGTTCAAATACAATTTCAGCAGTATCAAATTGTTTTACATAATTAGGGTTTTCCATTTTAATTCCTCCAGTCGATTTTTTTCCTTGTTTCCAGTTAATCTTTACCATACGACAAGCACATTTAGATGTTCTTACATGAACTACAGGACAGAACCCGCCGTGTTTTTCATCTGTTGCATAGAGTTTTCCTGGATGTTCTTGAACGGATACTGTAGCGGTAAATTGAGAAATTGCTTTACTGGTATCATTGGCTACTACCATTACATCACCTACCTTAGGTAATCCAGATAATCCCTTAACATTAACTCCTACGTTATCTCCACATTGTGCTTGAAGTTGATTTTTATGATGCATTTCAATTGTAAATGCTTTACCAGTTGCACCTGAGGGAATAAACCGAACCTTCGTATCTGGTTTGAGAACACCTTGTTCAACGCACCCACAAATTACATCACCAACACCTTTGATCTTATATACTCCAGATACAGGCATCTTGAATGGATGTTCAATTCTTCGTTTAGGTGGTTTAACAACATTATTCAAGGCATCATACAACGTATGTCCATGAACTTTATCTTTCTTTGAAATTTGAACATCGAACCCCTTATACCAAGGCATATTTTCGGATTTATCTACCAAATTTTCTCCTTTAAATCCTGAAAGTGGAATTACGGGCACACGTCCCATTTTATATCCAATCTTTGTTAACATAGCACTGACTTCTGTCTTGATTTCATTGTATCGTGATTCACTATATTTAACAGATGGGTCATCCATTTTATTAATTCCTACAATAATTTGTTCTACTCCCAACAATTTTAACAGTCTTGCGTGTTGACGCGTTTGTCCTTGAACCTTTCCTGTTTTATGATCTCCCTTTTGAATAGAAGTCTCAAAACTGCCTTTACTCGCAGGAACCATTAACAACGCAATATCTGCCTGAGACGCACCACTAATCATATTTTTAATGAAATCTCTATGACCTGGCGCATCGATAATAGTATAATGCCATTTGTCCGTGAAAAACTCCTTTGTGGTACACGAAATAGTTACACCACGCTCACGTTCGTCCTTTTGTTTGTCCATCAAATACGCAAACGCGAATGATCCTTTACCATTTGCGTCGGCTTCTTCTTGAAGCTTTTGCAGTTGTCGTTCAGTCAACCCTCCCAACTTAAACATCAAATGACCAGTAGTTGTTGATTTACCAGCATCTACATGTCCTACAATTACAATTCCTAAATGGGGTTTTGATTCGCTATTCATTTGTATATCAATATATAACAGATTTTTTATATGCTTTTACAATATAATATATTACTATATCCGCACTACTATTCGTCTTATATACATTATTATATACATTATTATATACATTATTATATATATTATTATATACATTATTATTTACAACCAATGAAAATGTTCTACATCTTCGGTATTAATATGTTTTATTATATCTTTTTTCATTGTAGCTATTTTATTTAAACAACAAACGTGATGCTCCTGATGTTCCTTTATTATATCTT